GGCCCCCAGCTTTTCAAGCTCGGTTAGAATCCGTGAATGCAACTCGTAATAAGCGATAATGACTGCTAGGCTGTCGTATGTAGGGTTCTTCCCTACCCCAACATCCTCAAGACATGCCTCGCCTACCTCAGTGTTACAGTTTTGACAGATTGAATGTGCGTGGTGGTAGTAAATTACATATTGACTACCGTCGGCATGTTGGTGCGCTAGGTCGTATGCGTCGCCGCCAAATTGTTTAATTTCTTCTATAATATCACGCGCAATACTGCGTGCTTGTTCATCTAATTGTGAATCTGTGGTAATTCTATCGTCAGTCATTTTTGATACCTCCAATATCTTGAATGATTAGCTCCAGAGCGCGGCTGCAACCGCGCTTTGGGGCGCTATTGAGTGTTTATAATTGTGGAACCTCGACTTTCAACTCATAACCAAGTTGTTTGATTGCACTACGTGTTTCGGGCGTTAATGTTTTAGTACCGGCAATCTGAGCGAAAATTTGGGCTGTTTCGCAAACTGGATAAACAGTCTCACAGCCATAATTGTTTTGAATTTTTACAAGTATTTCCATTGTAGTCCCCCTACTTTTGACTCATGCAACCAGTGATAAAAAAACCAACCGAACATATGCCGCACATTAAAATTGTGGCGTGTCCTGCCATATGGTGATTGCCTACATAAACGGTGTAACAACCAAAGATGGCGAAAATAACTGATATTATGTGTTGGAATAGTGCCATAATTCTTTCCTTAACGTTTAAACTGTTCGCATAACATAACAGTTTGTTATGCATAAAGCAATAGACTAAATAGGTCGCAATCAAAAAAAGTTATTGCCAACCACCCGAAAATGTGATTATTCGCAAGAAAATGAGGCGCAGCATGGTTAAACAACAGCGCGGCGGCGGCAAAACTAAAAAAGTAACCGCTCAAATTAAACAAGATATCCTCGAACAAATGGCGCAAGGCCAAATGCTGACTGACTTATGCGACAAGCACAATATTAGTCGATCAGGCGTGTGGCGTGCTCGCCAAATTGATGAAGCGTTCGACTCTGGTTTCAAGGAAAGCGCTAGCGTAGGCATTCTTAGCTTTTTAGATGAAGCGCGAAAAAATTTAGAGAATGCTGATAGCCGCGACGAAATATTGAAACGGAAAGAAATATTGCGCCACGCAGAATGGTTTGCAGAGAAAAGGTTGGCAATGTTCCAACCAACACAAAAAAGTGAGGTTACCGTTGACGGTCCAATGGTCATTGGCTGGCAAGAAATTAGCCAGGAATCGGTTTCTGTTTCCAATCAAGTCAACAGTCGTGCGCGAAAGTCGATTGACTTTATAGATTCGATTGACGAAACAGCAACAAATTGACAACGTTTAAACGCATTGCTTGCACAAAAACAGCGCTAACCTATTGATAACATTAGCCTAGTAAAAATATAATATATATATTGGTCGTACGGTAGGGGGGTTATTTTCGAGGGGTACCATCCCCACAGACCCGCGCTGCACATCCGGTCCCATGCTGGGGCTAACTGCGACGAGTATTTTAAAACTTTCGGCCAGCCCAAGCGATGACTCACTCTCGCTGGGTATTTGCAGGGGGTGGGGTTTTCCCTTTCCTTTACGCCACCCCCTGCCTCTAAAGGAGCTACAATGAAAAAACGGATGTCACCAAAGCAGAAGAAGGTTGCCAGAGCGGCTGTACCGCGAAACAAAATTACAGGCGCGGATTTCAAAGCTATGAGAAAAAAGAAACGGTGAGGCGTAAACACCAACAGGTAATTATCCCGTATCGACCAAGACCGCTGCAACAAGAGTTCCACGAAAACGCAAAACGTTTCAGCGTAGCCGTTGCACACAGACGTTTTGGCAAAACGGTTATGGCGCTCAACCATCTGCTGCGCGGCATCCTAATGTGTCAGCAGCCAAGAGCGCAGGGGGCATATATAGCCCCGACCTACACGGCAGCTAAACGGATTGCATGGGCATACTTGCGCGAATATGCAGGGGTGATACCTGGAGTAAAGTTTAACGAAGCGGAGTTGCGCTGCGACCTGCCCGACGACAAACGGATTTACCTTCTCGGAGGAGATTCCGCAGATTCACTAAGAGGACTGTTTTTGGATTTTGTCTGCCTCGACGAATATGCAGACATGAACAGCAGATTATATCCAGAAGTCATACGCCCAGCTATTGCAGACAGATTTGGTAAATGTCTGTGGATAGGCACGCCGAGAGGGGATAACCAGTTTAAGGAGATATACGACTACGCCCTGCAACAACAGGAAGAGGGCAACCAAGACTGGTACACGATGCTGTTTAAGGCAAGCGAGACGGGAATCCTTAAACAGGAAGAACTCGACTCAGCCCGTGCCATTATGGATGAGTCACAGTATCAACAGGAGTTCGAATGCAACTGGTCTGCTGCATTGCGCGGCAGCTACTTCGGCGCTGCACTCGATCAGGCAGAAACAGATGGGCGCATAACGAATGTGCCGTATGATCCTAACCTGCGTGTGTCGGTCAGCTTCGATCTTGGCGTAGCCGACAGTACGGCAATATGGTTTTGCCAAGAGTACCAAAGGACAGGCGAAGTTAGAGTAATAGATTATTACGAAGCCAGCGGAGAAGGGCTTCACCACTATGTTAAGGAACTGAACAGCCGACCATACGACTATGATCGGTTTTACTTCCCACACGACATTATGGTGCGGGAACTTGGAAGCGGCAACAGCCGCTATGAGATGCTGCTAGGGTTGGGTGTACGCCCGACTGTTGTAGCAAAACTTACAGTCCAAGACGGCATAGAGGCGGTTCGTGCCACGCTGCCTCGTTGCTGGTTTGATCGTCAAAAGTGCGCCCAAGGTATAAAATATTTACGAGGCTATCATCGAAGTTGGGATGCCAAACGTAACGATTGGCGAGATCGCCCCAACCATGATCATAATAGTCATGCTGCTGACGCTTTTCGCTATCTATCGGTAGGTATGCGCGATGCAGACAGTGATGATTTTATGAGCGAGGTTGCACGAACGCAAATGCTCGATGACGGCACCCCAGCCATACTATCGGACTATGCCGACAATTTTGGTTGAGGATGCCACCTACGCAGCGGCTGTCTATATAGCACGGCATATGCGCGAGGGGGACAAAGAAGAAATACTGCCGCTGATACCACGGGCTGAAGATTTAGCCCTACGGGCATCAGCCAGTGCATACAGTAAAATTGCAACTGTTAACGGAAAACCTGTCAGCATTTTTGGCGCAAGTGAAACCGTCTCTAAATGCTGGCAGGTTTTCATGTTTGCAACTGACGATTGGCCTTTGGTTGCAACGACAGTTACGAAACACATTAAGAGAAAAATGTCGCGTTACCTGTATGACACAGGGGCTAACCGCTTAGAGTGCCGCGCACTCGATACGCACACAGAAGCGCATGAGTGGTTGGAGTTTTTAGGCGCGAAGAAAGAATCGGAAGTAGAAGAGTACGGTGCAAACGGACGCACCTACTTCATGTACCGATGGTTGAGAACCGAATACGAGGAGTAAA